CCTAGACCCAGATCTGAAAGCGATCCACATGGGGAACGTGGACTATGCACGACAGGTTGCTAACCAGTTAGGTCAGCGACAGTTCGCGGGGTTTGACCCACTGTACCAGCAGGGCGAAGCAATGGCGCAGCAGGTAGCAGGGGGAGCGGGTAGTCAAAACCTCGGACTCTCAGGCGATCTTACAAGAGCGGTGGCCGGTTACACACCACAGCAGGTAGGGACTTCATTTTCCCCACAGCAGGTAGCAGCAGAGCGGGTCAACTACAACTACTCTCCAGAGCAGGTGGCGGCACGTGACGTATCCCAGCAGTACGCAGCGGAGCGCATTGGTGCAGACCCTAGCGCTATTCAAGCCTATCAAGACCCATACACCCAACAGGTGATTGATCCAGCCCTTGCTGATCTGGAACGTACCCGACAACAGCAGATGAACCAACTAGGTGCGTCAGCAACTCAAGCTGGCGCGTTCGGCGGCTCTCGTCACGGTGTTGCGGAGGCTCAGACTAACATTGGTTTCGGTAGACATGCTGGACAGCTTGCAGCGGGGTTACGTTCACAAGGATTCCAGCAAGCGGCACAACAGGCGATGCAGCAGAACCTAGCGAATCAGCAAGCAGGTATGACCGCCTTGCAGATGGGGCAACAGGGAGAGTTGGCTAACCAGCAGGCAGGGCTTCAGGCAGGAATGGCTAACCAACAAACTGGGTTACAGAATGCACAACTGGGACTGCAAGCAAACCTTGCTAACCAGCAGACAGGGTTACAAGCAGCAAGGGTTAATCAGCAAGCTGGACTACAAGCCGCTCAATTAGAGCAAACAGGCGCATTAGCTAATCAGCAAGCTGGGCTACAGGGCGCACAGTTCAGACTTGGAGCAGCAGGTCAGTTAGGTAATGTGGGTCAGGCACAGCAGCAAGCAGGGTTCCAAGGTGCGCAAGCGCTGCAGAACCTCGGTCTTGCACGACAAGGTTTCGGACAGCAGCAACTAGACGCTGCTAGAGGATTGGGTCAAGAGCGTTTGGGTATCATGCAGAGTGCGGCAGGTCAGATTCCTGTAACACAGACCCAGACGCAGACCAAAGACAACGATGCGCTGGATTACTTGACAGCAGGTGCTACTGTTTTAGGTGGTCTCGGTAATATAGGTTTTAATCCCTTTGATTGAGGAATAGATGATGTTTAACTCATTGTTAGAGAACATAAACAGACGTAACAGGTCATATGACTTAATTGGTCAGCAACCCGTAAGACCTCAGATCCAACGGATCTCTCCTGTAAATATTACACCAGAGGTTCAGAATGTTCCGATGCCTATTTCCCCTGGGTTATCTGCTGTGACAGCACAAAGTCTTGCACCTCCTACTGCACAGGTTCCAGACCCTGTTGCTCAAGAGTTACCGTTACCCCAGTCTCAAGGTTTAACCCCTCCTGTTGCACAAGAGTTACCGTTACCCCAGTCTCAAGGTTTAACCCCTCCTGTTGCACAAGAGATGGGTCCACCTCAGCCGATGGAGTTAGATTTACCCAAAGAGATCACGTCTACTGACTTAGCACAGGGTGCAGTCGCAGCGATCAAACAAGGTGGTATTCAAGGTGGGGACGAAGGCGCTGCACAGGGTTTTGGGCAATGGATGCAGAAGGTAGCCTCTGACGATGAGGCTATGGGTAGCATCATCTTGGCTCTGAACTCTTTGCGTACTAAACCTGATGCCAACTTAGCCACTGCCATGCGGGAGCAGATTAGTGCCTCTCGGAAGCAGCGGAAAGAGACAGCTACGAAGAACCGTACTCTTGAGGTGTTGAAAGGATTACCAGGGGTTACTGATGAGATCATGAAGATCGCAGAAGTTGATCCTCTTGCTGCTATTAAAATGGCTATTGAGAAAAAGAAAGATCGTAAGACACTAGAAGACGCTGCAGGATATAAGAGGTATCAGGATACAGGTGAGAGAGTGTTCCCTGGTGCTGAGAAAAAGAAAGATCGTAAGACACTAGAAGACGCTGCAGGATATAAGAGATATGCTGATACAGGTGAGAGAGTGTTCCCTGATATAGATGTTCCTGTTGATGACTCAAAGAACGCATATCAAGCGAAATCGTTTGCGTTGCCTGATGGTACTGTTGTGACAGGATCATTCAACCCTCGTGCTAAACCAGGTTCGCAGTTTGTGGATCGTGCAGGTAATCCTTTGCCAATGGGTGCTCGTATAATTAGCACACAAGCCCAAGGTACACCGGACGAATTAGGGCTTACTACGTCAACGCAGACCAGTTTAGAGAAACAACATATTGCGATGACAAGCCTCGAAAGAGGACTGGTTCAAATGCAGAAGATTCTTAAACAAGACCCGTCTGTTGTCGGCACTAAAGGGCAGTACAGCAAGTACGTCGGAGGAGCGTTGGGTCAATTTGAATTCACTAAACCAATGATTGACATGTTAAATACGTCACCTGAACTGAAACAACAATATGATTCGTTGGGTAAAAGCATTGTGGGTCAAGTATCTACGCTTCTTCAGGATGATCCTAGTCGTAAGTCAGATAAAGATATTCAAATGGCCATGGATGCCATGCAAACAGATTCTTGGATCTCTAGTCCAGAGCAAGCTACTGTTGCGCTCAGAACTTTAATGAAGGTTGTTGCCGAGAAGAAAGCAGATGTTGGTAACAGGTTAAATCCGACCGATCTAAAAACTAAATATAACCATCTTTTGAAGAAGGGTGAGTAATGGCGTTTACTATTGAGGAATTACGAACAGATCTGCAGAGTGCTGTTGACACAGGTGATGCGGAATTAGCAGACGTGATTGCTACACAGTTAGAGTCTCAGCTGGGTGCAACAGGATCAATTACATCAGGTGAGAGTTTTGTACCTCAGATGGAGGAGTTCGATGCTCCAGCGTTGAGCGCACCCAGTGTTGTTGACAGGATGACACAAAGTAAACGCGACCTATTTGCTCAAGAGTTAGGTGTGCAACCGGAACAGATGCAATGGGATAAAGGTGCTCCTCCTGGGTTGGGTCGTGCGTGGGCGGGGTTCATGGATACTGACGAGGACCGTACTAAGGCATTCCGCAGTAGAGCGTACCCCGATGCCGAGATTAAGACTGTGCAAGGGGATCAGTTTATTAAACTCAGAAAGGACGAACCGTGGATTCCTTTCGATGAAGCGGGTTTATCTCTAGGCGATGTGTACGATATGGTCTCAGAAGTACCCGAAATAGCAGCGTCCGTGATGACCACAATGTACGGCGGCGGGGTTCCGAAGGCTGCAATGGCTGCAATGGCTGCACAGACAGCAGAAGAAGGTGTTAAAGCCGGAGCAGGTTATACTCCTGATGTGACAGCACCTTTGGCTGTTGGTGCAACTGAGTTCGCAGGAGGTAAATTGGGACAGGCTATAGGGCTGCCGGTAGCGGGAGTATCCAATAAGCTGGGAGGTCGTGCTCCTGCTCATGTTCTCCCTGAGACTCTTTCTGCTTACAGAGGTGTTAGAGAACAATTCCCTGACGCTCCTATGTTGATGCCCCATCAGGTGTCAGAGAGTAAGATCCTCAAGAGATCAGCAGCTCAGTCCCGATACACGGCAGACGAAGGTATTATTCCGCAGGAACGAGCGCAACAAGCATGGTCAGCGTCACAATTGGAACAGCTCGGCACACCTCCTTCAAGAACTGTATCAGCTGAGTCACAGAAGCAAGCATTGCGTGATGTCACTAAGCAGCGTATGGGTGAGATAACCAAAGGTGTTCCGAGAACCACTCCTTATACCTCTGGTAAGAGAATGAAGGCTGCTGTTGATAATGACATTAAGATACAAGGTAAGGCTGTAAGTAAAGCATACAGTGTCACAGATGATGTTGCTGCTATTGAGAACCCTGTGTTTGATCTACAAGCAGTGCAAGCAAAAGCGTCCGAGATCCGACAAGGTGTGCAAGGGAGTATAACCAAGGGTAAGGAAGTACCCAACCTCGTCAGTCCTACTGGCGAAACACTGACTACTAAGTTTGTAGCCACTAAAGGTTCGCAAGATGTGTCAGGAATACCTCAAGGTGAGCTAGACACAGTTATTGACGACATCATGCAGTTAGACCCTCACCAGTTAGACTACAAGACAGTTAAGGCGCTCCGAACAAGATTGTACTCAATGACGGATAATCCTCGTTATGGATGGGATGCTAATAAGTACCAGGCTCTTGAGTTATACCATACGTTAAGTAACAGTCTCAACAATCCGTTAAATGATGCTCCTGCTTTCAAGGTTGCTATCAAAGAAGCAAGCACCCTGGCGCGTAATCGTTTTGATCTGATGAAACAGTCAGAGATTCGACAAGTGTTGAATACGTCGAATCCGTACCACATTGGTAAAAATATACAGGTTGGGCAATTGACCCCTGACCTGGTTAAGAGTATTAAACGAGGTGGCGATATTAATGCGCTGCAGTCCGGACTGAATCATAATCTACTAGACTCACCGAACCCTTTAGAGACACTTAGGAACTGGGAGATGAACCATCCTGAAGTATTTGATCTCATTACAACGAAGTCTCAGAGAGATCGGTTGACCACAGTGGTTCAAGGAATTGATGCACTCAGAGGACAAGAAGCTACTCGTATTGCGGAACAGACTGTCCGTAATGCTGAGACCATTTCAAACATAGCCAGCAGTTACGATAAAAAAGGTGTTGCTGCGTTAGCGGCTCGCATGACAACTGGTCAAAAGAAAGCATTTAAGGAAGGAATATATATGGATTTCCTTAATAAGACCGTGGACTACACTAATAAAGGCGCAATGTTTGTAAACCCTGATAAGTTTTTAAGAATTTACAGGGATTATCAAAAGTCAGGGGTTCTTAGTGAGTTTATGAACCCTACAGACATTTCTCGATTGAAGGCTTTGAAAGACTATGTGTTAATGTCAAACGGTACATTGAAGGACGTGGGTGCTGCCCTGGAAGGGGCTAAGTTAATCAGTCAGTTGAAAGACGTGGGTAATCCCAAGACTATGATGAAAGGCGCTATCGGACTCAAGATCAATACACTGATTTCTAAATTCATGGCTAGTTCTATGGGGAATAAGACTATGTTAGGATGGTCAGAGAAAGCACCCTTCACTGATAAATCTATGAGAGTTATCGGTGTCGCATTAGCTGGTATGAAAGAGGAATAAATATGCCGCAAGGAAAGATGGATAAACGTACTATTGAGAGCATTGTTCAATCAGCTGTCAAAGACGCTATTGACTTCGTAGACGAAGAGATCTCAGAAGATCGCACTAAGGCTCAACGGTACTTCGATGGTAAGGTCGATATAGGTGAAGAAGATGGTCGTTCCAAGGTTGTAGCTACGAAAGTGCGTGACACGGTTCGTGCAATTAAACCTTCTCTGATGCGTGTGTTCCTCTCCACTGATAACTTCGTGGAATATGTACCAAAGGGTCCGGAGGACGTATCTGCGGCTGAACAGGCTACCAAGTACGCACACTATGCTCTCAACGAGATAGGCGGGTATCGGTTACTTAATGATGCGTTTCACGATGCACTGGTTAAGAAGACGGGAATCGTTAAAGTGTATTGGGAAGATTACTCTGAGTCAGAGGTTTATGATCTGAACAATCTCTCTGAGGAAGAGTATTACATGATCGCTTCACAGGATAATGTGGAGATCTTGGAATATTCAGAAGAACAGAACACCTATGATGATCCGACAGGTATGGTTGTTAATCCTACCGAGTACAGTCTCAAGGTCAATGTGACTAAAACCGATGGTAAATTATGCGCCGACTCAGTACCTCCTGAAGAGTTCCTTATAGACCGCAACGCGAGATCCCTTGAGGATGCTTACGTTGTAGCGCACCAAACTGAGATGAGGGTTGGTGACATTGTGGCGATGGGTTACGATGAAGAGGAGGTTACTCAATATGCAGGTGTAGGATCGACCAATACTCAGCTAAACGAGGAAGACACTGCGCGTAGAGGGTATGAGCATCAAGATGAGGATGAGTCTGCTGATCCTTCTATGCGACTGGTACAGATCACCGAAGCATACATGAGAATCGATGTTTACGGCACAGGTCAGGCTCAGATGCACAAGATGACCCTGCTGGGTGGTAACTATCACTTGCTGGACCACGAACCTTGGGGTGAGTTACCGTTTGCTGTGTTTGAAGTAGATCCTGAACCACACACCTTCTTCGGTCGCTCCATCGCTGATCTGATCATGAACGATCAGGATGCGTCTACCGCAATGCTCCGTGGTGTACTGGACAATGTAGCACTGGTGAACAGTCCCCGCACAGAGTTCGTAGAAGGTCAGGTGAATGTTGATGACCTGATGAACAACGAGATCGGTGGACTTGTCCGCACTCGCGCACCAGGTATGGTCAGAGATCTCACTGTTCCTTATGTTGCTGGTCAGACACTCTCTGCTATTCAGTACATGGATGATGCCGTAGAGCAGAAGACAGGAGTTACTAAAGCGTCTATGGGACTTGATCCTGACGCTATGCAGTCCACCACCAAGGCTGCTGTAAACGCTACAATGAGTGCTGCTGCTGGTCAGGTAGAGGTTATTGCACGTAACCTGGCTGAAGGCGGTATGCGTCAACTGTTCAAGCTGATCCTCAGACTTATCAATGAGAATACGGATGAGGAACAGATGATGCGCCTCAACGGTCAGTATATTCCGGTAGACCCTGCATCATGGAACACATCAATGGATGTGAGCGTGAACGTGGGTCTTGGTACTGGTCG